AGTCCGTGTAAAGAATGCGCCCGGTGCCCTTGGCTCGGACCTCGTAATCTCGGTCAATCGGAAAGTACAAAGACGGACGGATGCGTGTTGCATCTCGCAAGAACTGCAAACGAAGACAGTTAGCCGGAAGCGCATAGGCTCCGTGCCAACCGAACGTTTCCGTTTCAGCAAGTTTTGCCAAGGGCTCCGTGCGCGAAGCAAAACTCCAGTCGTACAGTTCAAGTAACTTATTTTTCGCAATGGGATAGAAAGCTTCGCAGGCTTTTCGTTCCTCACTCTGCTCGTCAGGCGAAGTCGTTGCCGCTGTTTCGCCGATATGCGAAAGCGCTAGGTTGTAAATCGATACAAGCTCCATGTTCTCTCCTATTGCGAAAAAGGGGACACCCCGTCGGAGCATCCCCTGGTTACAGTACGTCTAAGGGGGTGCTCCCTTAGAGCGGATTGCCCTTGGGAGGAACGTTGTCGTCCCAGCCCCAAACCACGTGAGCGCTGACCTTGCCCGCGCTGATAGTCGTAGCACTTGTCGCCGTATCCGCAGCGAAGTTCGCACGCAGATACCGACGAATGTGCGCCGGAATGGGAAGGACAACCTTCGTACCTGCCTTCGGACTCTTAAACGTACCGGGAGACGTCGCCGAGATATCGGCGAACGTCGTGCCATCAGCAGAGTCCTGGAGCTTGAAGATAACGTCACCGGTGACGTCGGTATTGACCGTGAAAACACAAGCCAAACGGCCGTTACCGAAATCCAGATTAGGATCGGGTTTATCCGCACCGAAGTCAATCGTGTTGGTAGAGGCCGCGGCCGCCGTAAGCGACTGCTTGTCTGCCAATTCCAAAGCCTTATCAATAATCATGAAACATCTCCTTTAATGATTAAGACGGGGGCGTGTAGCGCTTCTCGGTATTGGCGAGAGCGTCAACACGACGAACCGGCACACCGTCGAACGACACGACTTCCTTGCCCGCGACTTCGCTCATCGTGATGTTCACGTTAGCGGCGTAGCGAATCTGCTTGCGGAGGAACGTGCGAACGTCCTTGTTGCAGTAGAAAGCCATACGGCCTGTCGGATGCGGAATCTTCTCCAAGGCTTCCGTCATCAGGTCGATGAGCACCTTGCCATCCGTATCCTCCTTATCGGGATCCGGTTTGATCTTCAGATTCTCAAGGTCGATGTTCGCGATACGGACGATGTAACGCCAATCGCGCACACACAGGCCCATGTTCCACTTGTAGTGGGTTTTGAGGACTCGGTATTCGCCGCCGTCATCATCGAGCGCCGGCTCTTCGCCGAGGTCGCGCATCGAGAGGCCCGCTGTCGAACCCTTCGGATACAGACCGAAGACCGTACGCGGTCCCCAACAAACGAGATACATGGAGGCGAGTTTTCCGGAACGTGCAGTCGTACCGCCGGCATCAATAACGTTAACGGCGGTTTCAGCCGACTTGTCATTAAACCGCGCCTGTAAGCCCATGAATTTCTCAGGATCGATGGAACTATCACCATAGATAACCGCCTGCTGCATCTGCTGTGTCATTGCTTCGATAAACGCGGACTCTTCCGAGAGACGGAAGGATTCCGTGTTTCCGTTCAAATCGACAAGGGCTTTATCAACCCGAGCCAGAGCTTCAAGCGAACCAAGAGAATCTTTAATCTTCTTGGTCTTAGATTTACTCGGCTTAACGCCGTAGTTGAGCTTGCGCCATGTGGCGCTCGGCAAGCCGACGCGCACCGTCGTGACGTGCTCGGTTACACCGTTGGCCGGCAAGAACACCATGTCATCCAACATTTCGTTGGTTTCTGTCAGCATCTCGACAATGGACGTATCAATGCGGCCGCTCGCATCCGCACGCGAAACAATATCTGCAAGCGTGGGGTAAAGAGTAGAAATTACTGCCATACAAAAGGCTCCTTACTTCAAGTCCGGAAGCATTCCGGAATTCGGGTACAACTGACGAACAGGCGCGGGAGCAGAGGCACCGCCGGCTACACCCTTGTCCTGCTGTAGGTTCTTCCCTAAGCGATAGAAGTGCCGCACCACTGCAGGGTGTCGGCTCAAGCCGCTCGCTTGAATAACGGCCCGAAGGTCCTCGTCGGCATAGGCACGGTACCCGGCACCGGCGACGGCCATGTTCTCATTAAAGTGCTCACCGCCCAATTCTTTATCGGTTCGGCAAGCTTCCAACCACTGCTGCTGGTATCCGCGCACTTGAGCTTGGATAGCAGGAGCAAATGTGTTTACAAACTCCTGAGCATCTTCCTGACTCAGGTTATGTTTCTTTGCAATTTCAGCAAACGCTGCCGTCGTCTCTTCCGAAAGCGTGCTGTCGCCCATCTTGAAGGCCTCATACTTCTCAGGCGCTCCTGTGGGTTCTTGCTGTGCTCCACCGGCCTGCGCCTTCGCAGCAGCGGCCATCGGGTCCTCGACACCCTGCGGTTGCGCTTGAGCTTGCGCAGCCGCCGCCATCGGGTCTTCAACCCCCGCTGTGGACGGAGGCGTCGTTGCCGGCTCTGCCGGATTAGGAGACACAGCGGGGTTCTGTGCCCCCTGTGTTTGGGGTTCTTGTACAGGCGCCTGTGCGCCGCCTTGGTTATTCAAATCATCCATGAGCTTTCTCCTCAGGCTCGATTAACACTTTCCCACAGATATCCGGAGCGACTCGTTTAAGGTCCTTGTAGATTCTGTAGCCAACGGACCGAAGACCTTCCATGTACATCAACCGATAAGGCATGTGGACCTCGTCGGTTCGCAACGTCTCAAGTGTGTTGTCCATGAAGCACGTAATCCGGAACAAGCGCTTTAAGAAGCGCTGCCCTCTCGGCTGCTTGGCCAACCAAAGCAAGTCTTCGTCCGCCTCGGCACTCTTATCTTGGCGCTCTACACCGACAGACTCTCCCTGCTTCGTGCGACGTAAGAGAAGTTCTTTTAGGTTGTCCATAGCACAATCATCCCATTCTTTTTTTTAAATCTTGAACGCTTTTGGCTAGTACCCGGCAAACTGATTCATCAGCTCGGCATTTGACGGAGTAACAGGAGTCTGTCCGGAAAGGTTTTTACTCATCTCGGAGAGCTGTTGCATCTGCTCCATCTGGGCCTGTTGCTGTTGCGCCTGCGCACGTTGCTGACGGATTAAAGCCACCTGGTCGCTCGATACGATGAGTTGCGGGTCGATGCCCAAAGCATCGGCGTAATAGTCAACCCAATAATCAGAATTGAACTTGTCCGCAATTTCCGGTTTGAACTGCACCAGCACGCCTAGGTTCTGCGTAAAGCGGTCAATAGCATTGGTCGTAATCGCACGCTGTGCCTGAGCGAGAATGGACACAAACTCAACGTTAAGCTCTTGCCCTTGTAACTCCTCGGGGATAGGCGGCAAGAGGTTCGCCTGCACAAGCCGGTCAAAGGTCAGGGCAATCAGGGGGTCTAAAAGTTCGGCGTTGAGTCGCTCAAGAACAGGGCCGAGCATGAGCATCTTTTCTTCATGCCGCTCGGCCACTTCCGTTGCCGTCATCATGCGGTCCTTGCCCGAGGCAAGCATCATGAAGATGTCTTTGTAAAACGCCTGGTCGATACGCTGACGCACGTCGGCCATGTCTTGCGTGAGGTAGTCCAAACGCAAGTTCACATCGAATGCCGAACGCACCATTTGCGCCTGCGCCGGGTTGTCTGCCCAGATGCTTCCGCCCGGTTGTAAATCGGCACCGTTGTTCTTCAAATCCGCAGGCAACACCACCGGCGGATTGGCTTGGAAGGCAATGGCCGTAGACTTGGCCAACGATTGCTGTTGCAATTGGCGAAGGTCGCCCAACGCCTCCATGCCCGGACACGTTCCATAGATATCGCCCCCTGTCACATACCAGCGGGCGGCAAGCACGGGAAACTGTCGGAAGCCCGTCTCTCTGAGGATTCCGTCGTCATCCCGTGCTCCCATCTCAAAGTACACGCTCCGGTAAGGCATGTTCTTAGAATCGCGCTTATGTAAGTCCCGATAGTCCCGAGGCTCAATCGCGTTGACAACCGTCACCCAGTCGTCGAACTTACCGTTGTCGTACCTTTGCTTCGTTTGGCGAGAAAGGTGTTCGTACCCGAACTCCTCGGTAAGCGCAGCCACCGTCATGCGGAACTGCCGATAAAGCGTGTTGATGTTCCCGCGCGGACCCGTTGCAATGCGGTACTCGCCGATGGTCAAAGGCATGCAGTGGATGACCTTCTCGTAGTCATCAAGGACGATTGCCGCGCTCGTGCCGAAAGCCCCAAGCTCTTCATACGACATCTGCAACGTCCGATAGATATTGGACTTGTTGTAGATCATCTGCATAAGGGCCGTGACTTTGCCCATCCACACCTTAACGGCATAGGCTTCATCGAGCTCCGGGTTCATTGTCGTAAGCCTGAACCATGGGCGAGCAGGACTTGTCATGCCTGCCATCATGCCGCCGGCTAAGGTGCGCAAGGCTCGCGTACCCGTATTGTCGTAAATGTCGTTGTACCGCTGAAGGTCTCCGCGATTGTTCTCCGTCGGCAAAAAGCGACCGGAACGCGGAAGCAGTACCTTACTGATTTCCCGATAATGGCCACGCCAACTGGAGAACTCAGTGTCCAAGTCCTGCCAACGGGACATGCACCGTGTGCGAAGGTCCTTCTCCGGCATAACTAGCCTCCGAGTAACGAACTCTTTCCAAGGTTCATCTTGTTACGGTCAACGCCCTGGGGACCCGTAATCATGGTCCCGCCGGCATCGCCCATAAGGCCTGCGCTCTCGCCGGCAAGCAAAGATTCCATATCGACCTTGTTTTGGTTTTGTCGATTGAAGTTCTGCTCGTCGCGGTTGAACTGTTCGCGCGCCGTTTGGGCCTGCATGCGCGCTGCTTTCTTCTGTGCGCTCGACTGCTTTTCGGAAGAGTAAATTGAGGCTCCGGCGGCTGCTACCGCGGCGATTCCAACTGCTACCCCTGACATATTTTCTTCTCCTTTCGGTTTGTTAGTAACTGAGCCGGATCACTACAAAACTCTTTCTCGGCCTCTTCAACCGTCTTTGCTTTCGTCGCAAAGAACATCGTGGCCCACGTATCTTCCGTGGCCAGGAATGCACACTGTCGATGCGGAAGTCCTTCCATGACGAGATATCCGTGCATCTCCTTAGTGCCGTTACCGTCCGTAAAAAACCCGTGGCCGTACTGCACCAACTGCGTGGCACATTGCATCTCTACACCGATAATCAGTGTGCCTTTCGGTATGAAGATGGTGCGTGAGTAGACACCGGCGTGTAAGTGATGTTCTGTTCGTACATCTGTTTGCGGCAACTCCTTAAAGCGCTCGATGGCCCGAGAGAAGATTTCCTTACTCGCTTCGGAGCACGCAGGAATCGAATTTTTCGCTGCAACAAGTTTCATACCTTGCACCACCAAGCGTTATGTGTGTGCGCCATACCGAGCTTCTCGCACAACACGTCATAAGTTGAACCGGGAGGCGCCATAAAGACCAAGCCGGGTGCTCCTTCTCGCCTCACCAAGTCCTTTACCGCGTTGATAAGTCGCAAGCCATTTGTCCCCTTGCGATAGTCCTTTCGCAGATAAAACGACTCCATCGAGGCAATCGGGAACGCATAGTGCTGACTGCGGGCAAACATCACGCCGACTAAGCCGACTAAGGTCTTACCGTCGAAAGCCCCGAGGCACTTAATCTTTCCGAGTTTGTCAAGCTCCCGATACCGTTCGAACTGCACACTGGGGTTACCGATGGCCGTGTTCTGTGTCTCTTGCTGATACTCCGTTGCCACATCGAGAAAGCCGGGACACTGCTCGATCTCTTGGTAGGTATGTTCACGAATCTCAAACAACGACGCCCCCTCCGAAAAGAGTCAACAGCACGTAAAGAAAGGCCCACGGGATCAGCGCATAGCCAATTCGGCCAACGCAAACCGCGAACACGTACACCTTCTCCCATCTGTTCTTATTTTTCTTCGCCAGCACGCTTGTTATGCCCTTTGGCTCTGATAAAATTCGGTACATGGATACGCCTCAAGTTCAGGTATCTGTCGTGCCCCGGATGCGTCAACATCGCGGGGCTTTACACTATCTTCGCACCGAAAATAAAAAATCCTGAACACTTTTGGGCGTTCAGGATTTTTCTCTTTCTAAATCAACGAGTTATCGTCGGGTACAGAACTTCAAATCGAAGGGGTCAAACTTCCTAGGGGCATCGGCACCGCCTCGAACACGCTCAGGGCCAACGGTTCTGTCGGACACTTCACGGACTTGATAGGCCCACGTAAGCGCCAGGGCATCGGCCGCGT